TTCACCGCCGCGTTGACTGAGCCCTCGGAGAAAGCCAGATTGTTCGAGGAGAGGTGGGTGGTCACGTTGCGCACGAATCGGCGGCCCACCCCTTCGACGTTTTCCAGAAAACAGATGCCACCCTGGATCATCTCCTCGGCGTCGTCGGTAGGGGTCCAGCTAACGTCCTGGCGGAGGGACAGGATGTTTGCGTACTTGAACGTCAGCGAGGTTCCGACCGGGGCGCCTGCCTGCATGCCCGCGGCGATGGCCGCGGTGAAAGGCGGCAGAAACTCCTGGCGCTCCCCGGCGGTGTTGTAGCGCTCGATGGCCTGGGGGAAGGCCCGGATGTGTCGGGTGTTCAGGTCGACTGCCTGCGCCTTGGCTTCCGTCTTGCTGGGAACGTCGGTGAGCCCGGCGTTGAGGAGCCCGACGAACCCGTCGCGCTCATTCCGGCCGATGCCGCACATGTACGCGCAGTGAGCGTCGAGCGCGGCAGCGACCGCCGGATCCCCGCTCAGTACCACGATCGAGTTGACCCGCACTTGCTTGAGCAGGTTCAGCGCGTTCTGCCAGTGGGTAAAGAGCGTAGTTCCTTCGCTCCCGCCAGCGAGGAAAGCCGCGGCCACGGTGTTGGACGGGGCGCCGCCCTTGGCCCCCGAAGCCTTCGCCGCAGTGATGTACTGCGAGTTGGAGTTGATCCAGTCGATGCACGTCCAGAGATTGGCGTAGAAGGGGGGATCGGCCGGGGAAAGGCAACTCTGCGGACCCTGGGCTCCGGTGGTCACGTCGAGATCAGCCGGAGAGAAAGTCGTCTTCCCGGTAACCAGGGTGAAGACGAACCCGGCGGCGGAGGCGTAGCGGGCGTTGAAGTAGTCGGCGCATTTCTGGAGCGTCGACTGCACGCTCACCGAAGTTCGGCCAGCGTTAGCCGAGAAGGTCACCGTCTGAGCCGCTTCCACCTCGCCGAGGGCGAGGTACTGCAGCTCCGAGAAGTTCCCCACGCCGGCTACCGGGGTGGTGCCAGCCAGAGTGATCTTCTCCAGCTGCGTAGCCCCAGCAGTGCCCAATCCGATGAGCAGCAGGCGCTTGGTGCTCGCGCCGCTGGAGACCGAAGTCACGGGCAGGTTGCCCACGTAACCGCAGGCGAACTTGGCCAGGCCCTTAACCGGATTGGCTCCGGCGGCTACCGTGAGCAATGTCACGCCACCGCTGTGCTTGGTCACGGTCACCGTGCCGACGGTCGTTCCAATGATGCGCGCGCCAAACACCCGGGAGAAGGTCTGCGCGCCCGCCACCAGTGTAGTACCGTTGAGCGCGAGGATCTCACTCACCGCCGCCGAGGAGGCGTCCAGACCGTAGACGATGAGCGAGAGCCTCACATCCGATGCGCTGGAAGAAACCGCGTCGACCAGACCATCGGCTCCCAGTTGGCTTGCGATATCCCCGTCGAGCCCCAGATTTCCGCGGGTGGCCTTGGCCACGATTGCCCCGCTCGACTCCACTTCCGCGGTCATCGTGTCCCAGCCGTTGGTCGGCTTGACGTACTTCAGGTTGAAGAACACATCCCCGCCAACGTCATCGCCGGCTTCGACCAGATCCTCAAAGAGGATGGTGATGAGCTTGCCCTGCACCGTACCGTCGGCGATGGCCACGTTGATCTGGGAAGTGAAGGCGCCGTAATCGACGCTGGAGAGCGAGAGCACGTTGCCGTAGGTGTTGCTCAGCAACGCCGCCGACTGGGTGGCCGGGTTGATCTTCATGGCCACCACTTCCTGCGCTCCAGCCTGGATGTCCGGATCCTTGGAAGGCGCGAACAACATGTCCGAGACCTCGCGCAGATCCCCGGAGCGGAACAGCTGCTTTCCCTTCTCGGGTTTGGTCATCCGCAAGAAGTCTTTGGGCTCGGTCATTGCCGATGCCGGTTTCCCGCCCACTGCCGTGCCCAGAACCGCGACGATCCCTGAAGCTCCCAGCCCCACCTGCTCCAGGCCTGAAGCATCAACCTGCGAGTAGCTTCCCGGCACGCTGATCAGCCGACCGTTGAAAAAGATACTGGTTGCCATGATTGCTCCTTAGTTGGTGGGGGTCGCCATGAATTTCTGGAACGCATCACGCCACCCCAAGACGGTCAGCGGCCCGAGTCCCGTGCGTTTGACGTGATTGCGGAATCCCGCCAGCTGATCGAACCGTTTGCCCGATAATCGAGACCAAACGTCAAAATTCACTGTCACCCGAGGAGCCGAATTCTCGACTGCTGGAGTGGGTTGAACAGCGGCGGCAGGCTCCTCAACCGGATCGGCAGGAGCTTCAGACTCTAGGATCTCAGATTTGATCTCCGGCATCGGTTTCCTCTCCGTCGGCAAAATAAACAGTTACGTTGGTATTGACCCCCCCAACATCACTCGAACTTCCGCTTTTGTCAACGGCAATGCCCGAAATCTTGAAGGACTTGGTCAAGCGCGAAGCGCGATCGATCTGCTGCAGTTCCCGCTCGCAGTAGAAGATGATCCGACGCAAGAAAAGATGCTCAGGCATGTACGCCGGGTCAAGCATCAACTCCTCACCGCTCACCTTGATGCTGGCTAGCCCTTGCTCAGTGAGTTTCTCCAGCCCAGCGAGCAAAATGACCTTGGCGATCTCGTAGTAGTAGGCGGTGGTGTCCGGGTGCTCGGAGATGACGGTCAAGAAATAGGTGTGCTCCCAGATAGCCGTGTTGATGTCACACCGGAAGTACTTGTCATCCTCGTCCATTACCATCCCGCCATCGTCCCCGAGCACGGTCTGACTCTCCCCCTCGCTGCCCAGGGTGATGGCGATGGCCGGGTACTTGTTGTCCTGGCGGGAATAGCCGTTGACCAGCGCAACCGGGTGGGCGACAAAGAAGGTCTTGATCGCCGTTACCTCCGCAGCAGCCAAGCCGTAGTTGTCCAGAAAAATGTCTTCCAGAATTAGCGGGTCCGCAATGATGGCGTTGAAGCCGTCTTGGAGTAGATCGATGAGGTAGCGCTGGATCATTTAGAGCCCTCTAAATAAGCCTGAAAGGCCTCTGGAGCGATCTGCTGGACGTAATCGGCCACCCGCTTGGCCAGATGCTGAGCAGGGATGGCCTTGCGGATCCAGCCGGTGGTGACTCGGGTGGAGATTGTCCGGAAAGTCATGTAGAAGTTCTGGGTGCCCTTCTCATAGGTCTTCTCCATGCGCACCATGCCCGAGTAGATATCGCTCTTATGATGCGACTTGAGCAGCGGGATACCCATGCCGCTAGTGTCGAGCCGGGAGCCCCAATTGGTCTTGCCGCCAGGACCACCGAAGGTTGCGGTCAGCTGCTCCTTCGCCGCCCCGTAAACCTCCTTGCCCAGTTTCTTGGCATTGGCGACCGCTTGATGCCCGCCGTAGGCCGACCCCATCGGCTGACCTACCTGCTTGGTCGATCCGGGGGTGGTATGGCGGAAGGGGATGGCCCGGTAGTAGCCCGGCTTCTGCCCCTTCTTGGGCTGAGCCTGGCGCTTGCCCTTTTGCCCGAAAGGCGCGACTGGCACGTTAGAGCCCAGCAAGATCTTGCGTAGATCGAGTTGGGGCGAGCCGTCTTCGAGCATGTGCGGGATCTCGCCCACCAGAGCGATCACCGCTACCCCCGGCATCGCCGCCACTGGCTGGATGCCGCGGATGTAGTCGTTGCGATAGCTGGACTTCAACCCCGAAGCAAGCTTGATCCACTGGGCCCGAGCCGCCTCGGCGATGTCCCCGAGCACAGTGTCGACCGCGCCCTTGGACAACCCGCCAACCAGCGCCGCCGGAATCAATGATCCCACCATCTCTATTTTTATACTCATGAGTGCAGCTCCGGGATGAAGTCGTAACGCACCATGGCCTGGATGGGCAGCCCACGAGGATCCCCACGCAGGGTCTTGGGATTCGGAACTTTGAACTTCAGGGAAGTCTGCCGGATGATGTGCGGGTGCTCGACCACCAGCACGACCGGGTGACAGAGATAGTGCAGGGAGAGCTTGGTGCCGCTCGCCGGGACGAATCCGGGCCGGAACTTCACCTCTCCCAGTTCGATGCAAAAGTTCGTATCAGGCTTGTAGACCGTGGTGAACGATCGCAGGTAATTCACTCCGCTGATCAGGTACCGACCATGGATGGTATCGCTACCGTCGGCGATGATCGTCTCGGCGTAGATAACCTCGCTCTCCAGGATGGTCAGCTTGTCGTAGTAGCCGATCTTGTTTTCGTGGCGCACGGTCATCATCATCGACCCAGCCATCCAGTTACCCAATTTGTCCCAGGGGCTGTATTCGTTCTGGAGGGCGGTGATTACCCCTCGGATGCACATTGCGTTGTTGGTCTCGATGATCTTGCGCTGCACCTCATCCATCGTCCCGATCTCGGCATAGTTCGGCGCGGTTCCCCCGCCGAAATAGTGCCAGCCTGATCCTTTGCACAGCGGGCAGTTTGGATCGGGCTGCTCAGTTTGAACCACGACTGGCCGGCAGGGGCAGATAGACGCCCGCTCCCAGGCGAGCAAGTAACCCTTGGTCTCCACCAAGGCGGCAAAGGAGTCGGGCAGAAAATCCGCCCGGGACATCGACTCCTTCATCCCGCTGGGAATTCCAGAAACTGGGAAAGTGGGCCGGGTCGGGGAGATGGTCATGCTACCACCATGCGCAACCCTTTGTAGTATTTCTCAAGGGTGGGGACTACTAGCTTGATTTCCTTTTCGTACTGGGAGAGCCGTGCGCCGTAACCTCCGTACATCGCCGAAGAAGTTGTTGTATATCCCTGACTCAGCCCGTCGATGCTCAAATTCTGGCTGGCGATGCCCGCCCCACCCAGCAGATCCCCGAGGGGGTTCAATGGCCCGAAGCTGGCCAGTTTGGCAATGGCGTCGCGTAACACCATGGGTATGTCCTCAGACGCAAACCCGGCGGTGTAGTCGATCTGAAAAGCTCCCGGGATGAAGCGCCGGGCACTGTACCGGAAGGGGAGCCAAGGCACTCCCGACGCTGACGCCAACCCCATAGACCCTGACACTACCTGTACGTGCCCGGCTTCTTTTTCTAGTTGCAAGTTCGCCCGATCAAAGGTCTGGATAGTCGCACCGCCAGACCCGGGGATGACAAAGCGCAGTTCGGACACGTCGATGATCGGGTAGTCTTTAGTCTTGATGAAAACGTATTCGCGGAAATCCTCCGCGTAGTAGTCATGCAACTCCGCGGTGATTGGTTTGGGCCGCAACGCGAGTTGTAACCGATGCTCGAACCAGGAGACTGAGGATTTGATGAACCATTCGTAAAGCGAGTCGGGCATGGGCTCTCCGGCATCGTTGGTCAGATCGAGCCCGAAGAGGTAATTGGTCTTCAACTCTTGCACCGAGACGATGTTGAGAGCAAAATCTCCCGCCCCTTGCTGAGCCGCGGAGAGGGACGATTCCAGCAGGGACAATGAATGAAAGTAGCTCGACTTGTAGTAGTAACCCGAAGCACCGGTCGAATCGGTGAACGCGTAGACCGACTTGCCGGTCTCCAGCGCTAGACGAGTTCCTGTCCCGGTAGCCTCGGTGTACACCCCATCTATCCCGGTGATGGATCGATAGACCTTGATCTGATCAAAGCTGCGTTGCACCGTCTCCAGGTTCGAAACGATCACGTTGATGGTGATAACCGCCATCTAATCCTCCTCTACCGAACCAACGGTCATCCCAGGTTGATCCGAGTAACTCCCCAGAGCCGGTGGGGCATTCCCCTTGGCGGTCAACTTCGAGGATAATTTATCGCTGTTCATTCCCGGGGTATCCTCGTCAGTGAAAGTGCCTGGCTGAATGATAGTGATTTTCGGGGCACTGGGGCAACCCCCATCGGCGCCGCCCCCAGTACGGGTGCCTGACTGGTACTCGATTTCCAGAGAATCCCCGGGGAGCGGGGCCTCCTTGAGCACCACCTTGGTCGGACTCTGAACCACGAATCCGTCATCCCAGTCACGAATTTTCAGCCGGCCATTCCAGAAAACCTGCACCGTTTCTGGAACGAAAGGGAAGCTGGTGTAAAACTCAGCGTTGGCCCCGTCGATGGCCCCAACGAGCGTATCCCCAGCGGTCTCTTTGATCGTGATCATGAGCCCCTATCATACTTCGCGTTCAGGCTGTCCCCGGGAAGCGGGGCCTCGCGGAGACGCACTTGCCGGGCACCTAGTTCCTCGTAGCCGGTATCCCAATCTGGAACCAACCTTACCCCGTTTTTCCAAACAGTTACCGTTCCAGAAACATAATTAAAGGTCGTCCAGAAAACTCGGTTGACCCCGTCTGGGTCGGGGATGAGCGGGGCGTAGATGGTCCGTCTGGTGATCACAAGGGCCATCGTTCACCGTCCACAGTGGTTTTGGCGTACCAGTCCAAGCCCAGGTCCCCGCAACCATTGCGCAGCCGCTGCAAGTCTCCGAGAAGGTCTTCGAGTAGTCCGCGCAGATCGTCCATATGGCGAAAGGTCTCGGCATGGAAGCGCAGCGGGCTGTAGCGCTTCTCAAGCTCGTCGATGGCAGTCTCGCGTGAGGAATCAAACCCCTCTGCGGACCTCTTCGCTTCCATACAGCTCTCGCACATAATCGCGAAGCTCCTGGCGCAGATCCAGCTTGCTGCGCGTGTGCAGATCCTCCAGCCGCTGAAGCAGCGCAGGACGCAACTGGCGCATCTCTTCACGGATGTGATCCACCACGTTGAAAAGTGCATCGACCTTTCTCCCGCGAGTCGACTCCATGGCGGTGTCTTCACGGACAAACTGCTCCCAACGATCGCGCAACTTCTCCATGGTCTCATCCAGTCGTATGATAGCGCGTAGCTCACGCTCTTCGCATTCCTTGCGCTGGACGATGAGCCCGGCAATTATGTTGCCCAGCTCTACGTATTTCTGCTCTGTCTTTTCTCGGTGAGTCTGGAGAAGCGATCGCATCAGGAACCCTACGATAGACGAGACCAGGGTCACTGCGCCGCCGACGATGGCCAACAGCACCTCAAGGCTGATCGACTGCATCTGCTTTTCCTTTCTCCCCTAGCAGGATCCAGATACGAGCGAGCAACCTTGCCAGCGGTTTTACCGGCTTCTCCAGCCAGTCATTCACTCCATGCCGCAGATAGTCCAATTGTAAATCCACCCCATCAATCCCGCTCAGCACGATGATCGGCAAGTCTATCTGGCTCTTCTTCAGCTCCTTTCGAATGTAATCGACAAGCTGCCAATTGTTATCCCTAGCCAGAGACAATTCGACCACTAACATGTCCACCTCAAAAGAGACCAGATGCTCCAGAGCCCCTTCCGCCGTAGCCGCTTCCAGAATCTGGAAATTGTACCGGCTCAAGTAGTCGCGGTACTGGGCTTTGGTTTCTTCATCGCGTTCGACGAGCAGCACCAACATACGCGCCTCTTAGAACAGCTTTTCAAAATCCGTGGGGCGACTTTCCAGAAAACGGGAGATCTCCGCCGGACTGGTCCACTGCGGGGATTCAAAAGTTCCAGAAAACTGCTTGTTGAGGATCGTCGACACCAGCTCGGAGCACATCTGGCCCTTGAGGGTCCAGTGGGGACGAAACAGCTTAAGCTTGAAGTAATCCCAGATGGCGAACAGCCAACCAAAAAGCAAGATGGCCAGAAAGTCGTATCTCTGGCCGATCAAAGTCTCGCTCGATTGGATATGGGGAACCAGGTCACAGAGCGCGGTTACCTGGTAAACGTGAGTCCACTTGCGCCCCCGCACAGGAAAGGGCTGGGCCCCACGATTGACAGTAGCCTCCAGCACCCAGGACGTTCCCCAGTCGTCGGAGTCGTAGCGGATGGCCACATGGTTCGAGTCGTACTTGGTCACCGCGCGGATGGCAGCAGCCACGAAGCCTTCGTCGCGTTCGAACACGATGCTGATGTTTTTCACAACTCTTCCTTTCGTCCGAAGAAAGTAGCAACCCCACAGTCGCCAACGTGCGGGGTGTCGTTTTCTAGCCAGCAGCGAATCTCCATGGCGTAGGCCGACTCCAGATCGATCACCGCGCTCCACTGGTATGAGAATCGCATACTGAGGCGGGGAGAAATAATCGCCCGCCAGGAATCAGTTCCAGCGTCTCCAGCCGGAGCTGGAAACTCAGGGTCGATGGAGGCTGCGTCCTGCAAGTAATCGTCCAGGGTTTGATATACCTCCTCCCCGGACAACGGCTGCATACCTGCTCCAATGTTGCCCCAGAGCTGGAAGAAAATGGTGTCCTTGAGGGCGATGTCCTTAGACATGGTGATCTTGACTTCGCCAATCCGCCAGAGATACCCCTCGGGAGCCACAGCTTTGAACAGGCTGCTGCCCGCAGCGAAATAGGCGGCTGTCACCACGGCCTGGGCCGATTGAGCCGAATTGAAAGTCACTGCACCAGTCGTATAGTTGATGGTGAAGTCCCCATCGGTCAAGTTGGGGCCGTTCTCGGTCTTGGCAACGGTATCCACTTTGATGACTGGCTTGTAAGTCGTGCGCAGTTCCCATTCGCCGAAAATCTTGCCATGAGTCACATCGACCCAGTGGCGAGAGGTTGTTGGGGTGTACAGCGTGTGATTGCCAGAATCGGTCAGGGTTTCGCCAGTGACTCGGGTCGAGTCTTGGTACCAAGTTTCTTTCTTGCAGAAGTCGTGGGAGTAGCGATTCAACCGGCGACCTTCCGGTAGGTGTGACATGGTTGGAACGATGGCGTTCGAGATCTCCACCGGCGTCGGGTCAGGCGCCAGGGCAGCTCCCGTGTGTACGGCAATAAGACCGTCCAGAATCGTCTCGTCCCCTTGGGACAACGCAGCTTTGAACCAGACATCACAGGCATCTCCGGACGTGTCGATGCGATCCAGGGCAGTGACGATGGC